GCCATGAACTAAGTATTTGTTTAGAAATTTTTGCACTAGTTGTCTATTCCTGATGATTGATTGTTTGTAATTCTTATTCTTATCGGTTCATTTACAGCATCACCTTCGCCCACAAATGTTAAGGTACGTTCTAGTGCCCCAAAAGTATTTACGTCGTCAGAATAGTCCGTAATGTAACAGTTTCGTATAAGAATGTTACAACTATCCCCATCGGGAGTATTTGTCAATGTAAACTCTACATCTTGTTGCGTGCCATTCAAATATGCTGTGTAAAGGTCGTTGTCTAACATTTCTAACGTAACGGTTAAAGTAACCTCACGAATGTCGTTTGTTATCGGTTCTAAGGTCTTTTTGTCGCCAAGAACATTTCGTCGTTCTAGTTTATTATCAAGTGAGAACTCAAAACTTTTCATCTTGTATGTTGCTCCGTCATAGTTCAAATCGCCACATTCATAATGAAACATTTGCCGACCACTGCCGAATGAACTTGTTGTTGCTGTTCCTCTTGAGTTTGCGTCTTGACAAAGTAACTCAACCGAAGATGTAATTTCCTCTCCAGCTGTGCCCGAAATCGACAAGGTTGATATTTTACAGCCGAGAAACACTTCATAACTACCTGTACCACGTTGAACACCTATTGATAGCGATGGAATCTCTCCGTCTGCGGCGGGTTCATAGTCATGTTGATATCGTGGGTTTTCACTCACGCCCAAATCGGTAGTAGTAACCTGTCCCAATGCTGCCTTTATGAGCATACCGCTTCCCTCATACAACAAAGGCAAATCAATACTTCCTCCCACTACTAGGAATGATTCGAAGTGTCCATTTTGAAAACCACCAGCACCACTCTGTGATAGGTGAGTTTTACGTTCTTTCTCTTGTGTTTTTTGAAAACTTGTAGATATGATTCTATTGTTAACGCCCATTGCGCCGGCAATCGTACCATAAGTTGATTCTTCACCAATCTTGATGAATCCTCCACGACCGAATTGTAAACTTGACATATTGTGCTCCTATGTTGGTAATATTTTTCTAACTTGTAATAATGCGACTTGTACATAAGTTTCGTCGTCTGATGTAATTAAGTGTAACCGAATTACATAATCATTGTCAATTGACCCACTTTTAATGCGCACTCTGACCCATCCATTTATGATTCTTGTATCAGTTTGGTCGTATAGTGAAGTTTGATTCGCACCACTACTATCTAAAACTTGAATGTGTAGGCTTTGAATCGCCTTATAGTCGAGCTTTTCATTGTAAGGTAGACTTCTTTGCGATAAAAGTTGAGTATATGGGAACCATACATCTACCTGTTCATCGGGGTCTTTTGAGAATATATTCGTTGGCACAGTAGTCAAATAATTTGTAGAATCTAAACCCGAAACAATTCGGCCAAACGGAGCACCAAGATATATGTATCCAGACAGTGCCGACACTATTGTAACGGTTGTTTCGTGATCTACTGATTCATCAGAATAGTCCCAGTATAGCCATAAAAGATGAATACTTGATTCGTCGGGCGTTAAGAACCCATGTACATTAATTGATAGTGTTCTACTTGAGAAAATGAACCCTTTTTCGAAAAGTGACTTGTTGCCAAGTTTGTCCGTTACGACAATATCTTTGCCATCACTACGTATGTTCTCCCAAAAGTCGTCCCAGTCTGACGGGACATTGAATGACACTTGTGCGCTTGCTCCGGTATGTGCCGAACCATCAACCGCTATTGGCATTCTTCGTTTATAATTGCTGTCATACCATGTCATAGTTAAGTCCCATATTGTGATTGATGAGTTATGCGAACTTCTAACAGACATATGCCGCACTGACTTATGCCATATTCTTCTCCGTCTGTGGCTGTCATATTCACAATGACATCTTCAGTCCTCCCCGATAGGCCGATAGTTCTGTCTATCGTTATTGCCTTCTGAATATCGCCACCAAGATTCAAAGAGTTTGTTATACGTTCCTTTATGTCGCCACCTCCAGCGTAACATACAATCTGAAAAACACTCTCGCCAACATATCTGCCGAGTGTACGACCTTGTTGCTCTATTGTATCAATGTAAGTTAAGTTTGCCGAAGGTACTATGTTTGGACCAACCGTTGCCCCAAAAACGACCTTGTTGCTCAAATCATAGCCCGAAAAACCACTTGAATAGTCAGTAGCTATAATTGACAATAATCTGTTAAGTATTGCGACTTGTATTGCTTCACTACTCATTGAGAATGCTCCAAAACACGACGCAATAAATCAGACAAGCGATTATCAAGTGACTGTCGTTGTTTGTCGTATGCCCGACCCAAGTAAAGACGAGGGCGAATGTAACGAGTACCAAATTCAACATATGATGCATAATCTACTTCTTGGCCAAGACGCCCACCAGCGGACAATATTATTCTAGGTGTGCCTTGTTCACTTACTACAGCACCTGTAATACTCGAACGAAGCCTTCCTGTCCGCACACGGGGGTCTTTTGTAGCGTTAAGTTTTGCGTCTCGCTCCATCTCTAAAGCGGTTACTTTGAGTATCTTATCTAGTTCACTCAACAAATTGACTTTGCTTTTACTTATCTTTTCAACAAACGATTCAAAGGATTGTGTTGGCATTACGGTATCCTCTGAGAATCTCCCGAACCTCAGGAGGCATTGTACGTGGAGACAAGTTTATTGTTGAATTTCTTTGTGTGATTGATTGATTGCCTTGTGATGATTTTGCTCTCTGTACATGGGCACACCATACACAAATTGAATGAACTAGGTCTGATGGAGGGGATGATGTACTGTATCCAAAATTACCTACTACTTTTGTTGCCTGATAGCCGGAATCAAAAGTATCAGGGGACGTATCATCGAGAACGATACGTGCATTGGCCTTATCAACGGAATACTTTGAACTATCAAGTAAAGTATTTGAATCATACTTACGATTTATGTCGCTATGCACGGACGAAACCGAAACCAACGGTTTAATCGGCAGCTGCAGAACAAACTCGTCTGATATCATAGGTCTATCAACATAAATCGTATAAGTCGATTCATCTAAAGTTAATAAAGTTGAATCATTTGGTGGTATGAAACCTAGATATCTCGCCACAGCCTGTTCTATTCTATCAATAAGGTTTGATAGTTCAGTATCGGCAGAATTGCCCGAAATTTCGGGCAAGTATTCCTTTAATGTGGCGATAGGTACTAGTGACATACAAACAATCCATTTTAATAGTCTCGTGCTCTTTTACACTTGAGAACAAATCGAACTTCGGCAACTGAAATTGTTCCGCCAACAGTACATTTTAACTTGACTTCACTTAATTGCTCAAATCTTTTTGAACCTTCTTGAGAAACCAATTGTAAAGCATCATCGTCTGCAAAACCGTCCGCCTCGCTATCTTTTTCGAAAATCAAGTCTGAGCCTGAAATGACTTGTAAAACAAGTTTATTCGATGACCCCGAAGCAACAGCTCCGTCACAAACGGCATATGCTTCTTCAATTTCACAATCGACTGGAATCGGCAATACAATTTCTTTGTCTGCACTTGATAAACTTTCTATTTGTCCTTGAATAATAAACAACATAGTAAACTCCTATTATTTCGGTACGTTATAGCCATAAACGACGTTTTTGATTGATTCTGCGTCAGGTGAATCCATTGTTGCTCTCATTGTAGCTACAATCTGAATTGCTCCCGATGTAATATCTTTATCACTCTCTACACTAATTTGTCGTCGTACGTACTGATACCACGAATCAGCGTTGAACAATAAGAAGCCAGTAAAGTCTTTAGTCGCATTGTCGTACAAACCGCTTGCGTTCATATCTGCGCCAATGAAACGTGACATAACTATTGGGATTCCAGCTAAAGAGGCAAGTTGGCCGCTTTTTATCGTCGCTTGCGGACCAAACTTCTCTAAGGTTACAACTTCATCTAATTGTAAAAAGTTAGCCACAAGTGCTTCAGGACTGACGACACAGATTTTATTGCCCACAGCGAGCTCGCCCATTGTAGAAACACATTCCATAAACTTGGCAAAAGTAAGTGTTGCTCCAGTGATATCAACTGTCGATGACTTATCTAACGCTGCGTGGCGCATACCACGAAACAATCGTCTGTGGTCTCCAGCACCACCAAGCCCATCTGCTCCCCATCGCTCACGAATATTCCAGTTTTCTAAACCGCTGTCACCGTGTGTTCCGGCACTGTCGCCATTAATCATACAGTCTTCAAAAGCATCTTCAAGGTCTTGTGCGATTTGTCGTGTCATTGCGGGAATGATAGCAAAGGCCGAATCTTCTCCGGCAGCGTCGTCAATATTCATGAGACTTGCCAAACCTTTAGCTCTGATGGTCTTTTGCTCTGTTGCGATTGTTGAAGCTTTATATTTTGCCAAATCGTCAGTTACTACACCTTTAATGTAAGGTCGTCCACCACGTGTCAGTTTCGGGATGAGTAAAGTTTCACGTTGCATTTGTGTACTAGGCAACAATGCTCTCAGTCCCCGAGGAATTTGAAATGTTTGATACAAGTCAGTTGAGAATTGATCAGGTATCCATTCTGCCCCGACTCCGGCACTGTCAGAAAAAGCTTTAGTAATTGCTGGTTTCAAATATGATGGTGCTTTTTCAAGATGCTTCCACAAGTTGATGTCGGCTTTTGGCGTGTGTGGGTCCTTCATGCACAATCTAGCTAGTGATCTCTCTTGTACTAAGTTAACCAAATCACAATGCCATTCGTTCGCAAAAGTTTCTGAATCAAGTAAACCTTTTTGCTCAATCTTTACGTTTCCTTTGCCAGTGATGAATGTTTCATTGTTTGAACTCTTCCACCGAACGTCGCCATCTTTATCAATAAAAGACTTTAATGCGTAGTCTCCACCGGAGATTTCAGGGGCATAAGTTTTTTGTTCAGATTCGGCAAGTAGTTTTTGTGCTTTTTTCAAGTCATCAACTTGTTGCTCAAAATTACGTAGTCTATCATCGGTTTTTTTCTGATGTTCAACTATTCCGGCAATGATTTTTTTAGCCTTTTCTACATTGTTATTCATAGTTTACTCTCCTATAGTAAAGTAGCTATCGCCTTAGCGATTTGTTCTAGTGAATCAAATTGTTTTTCTTCTTCGTCCTCTTTTCTCTTTTCTTCTTCGTCGTCATATGCGGACTTATCTTCTTCTTCTTCCATCGCCATATCTTCTTTTTCTTCCTCTGTGGCGGCCTTTTCTTCTTCTTCTTCCATCGCTAGTTCTTCGTCATCATAAGAACTCTCGTCACGATGTTTGGCGAACTCGACGACAAACTTATCATCCTCTTCTCGAACTGATATAATGTGTTTCAACTGAACATTGGGCACAGCAAGTAACTCTCCACGAACTACTGACCGAACCTCTCGTATTATTTCATCTCTCAGGGAATTAAATTCTTTTGCCATAACAGCCTCCGCATTTGCCGGGATTGTAACGATGCTCACTTCTAACAACTCTGCCTTATCGTAATATGTACCACGTTCGGCATAGTAAGGGGAATCTTTCGGTAGGTCATATCTTGATTTAGCTTGTAGTGGCTGAAAACCGACAGATACAGCATTGATGTATCCTTCCTTCGTTTTTCTGGCGACCTCACTAGCTTTTGGGTCACCCATATCGAACTCTACGTCTATGAAAAGCTTTTCGTCCTTCACTTCGACCACTCCCCTACCTATCGGCAGAGAATTACTATCGTGATTCAGGAGGACTATGGGATTGTTCCGGTATTTACTCAAGTCCCACCCTTTTTGATTGATGATATCTCCATATCTGTCGGCAGAGGAGGTACTTGCAACAAAACGTGCCTTACCCTCTCCGGCAACTTCGGGAGATTCTTGTCGTTTCAAAATGTAGCTATAAGTATTCATATGTCCTACTGTCGTTTATACACTATTCTATACAAATCTGCAAGCGCCATAGTGGGGATTATTTTTTTTTCTTCAAAACATTGTTGTTATATGTATCAGAACTTGATACAATACATTCATAGCGTTTCGGCTATAACAACATAACCCATCATATGGAGCAAAATATGATTTTCAAAACAAACATGTCAATGTTAGAAAAACTAGACATTGTCGCCACACTACATCATAACGACTACATTACATTTGTAGATTCTAACTGGAAGCCTGAGTATATTATCGCTCGTTTCACCGTGTCACAGTCAGAAGTAACACCTTGTACTATCGAAGAAGTCCTTGACCAACACATAACTTCGTTCCTTGAAAAACATAGTCTCGGCTATGAGAACGGAAAAATAGGTATTGATTCAGTATCGCCATTTCAGGTATCACATCAACTTGACGATGACACCGACAGTTGGACGACAAGATTTGATATGATGATTGTACTTGACGCACCCTCCGTATATACCGACAGATTTAGAATTGCGGCTGGTTTCTTCCCTTCATTTGGGTGCAGAAGACTAACAGCATCAAATACTCATATTGTATTGTCACAATTATTCTCAAAGAATAATACCCGATGGATAGTCAGTGTCGATGATGTTTTTGAAGTTCACACAAAGACCAAGACAATGAATGAAGTACTCTTGTGTCATCTTATGAATCAAAAGAAAACTCTTAGTGTACAAGATGAAAAGAAAACAGAACAACCTATAACATTCAAACGATAAGGAGAGAACAATGAGTAACGAAGCAGTAAACCTAGTTGAAGCCTACTATAAAGGCCTTCTTAGTAACAATCATCCACAAGCCGACATATTGGCTGTCATAGTATCAAAGACTGAATTATTACAATATTTTTATGGTTCTATTATTATGTTCAACTGTGAAAAAAATGATGATGGTTCATATAAAGACAATGCCGATAAAATCGCTGATGCGAACGCAAGAGTATGTCTTATTCAAGATGAGCTAAAAGACCTATACAAACAACTAAATAAAGCGATTGACGGAGATAAAAATGAATAAGAAGAATCTACAATATGTTAAAAGAGCATCATCAGAACAATATGGAATGATTGTCGAACACTCCGGCCACACACGATTCAAAGTACCTACATGTAAGGTAGCTTGGCTGTATGCCGGAGGAATATCTTATGTTGAAAATATTTCTGATTCTGATATCGAAGTAGTCCCCCAGCCACAAGGTTTATTTCGTAATGATACATATATTTATATCATCTACAAAGTTCACAGTTTAGCGACTGGCAAGTTTGCATTTCCGGTAGCGTGGGCAATGTTAGAAGATGAGGCATATAGTAAAATGATTGAAATATGTAGAATGTACCCACAGACGGAGTTGCCTTCTTTAATAACTATTAAATGGCGAACAATGGAGGACTTGTTGTATGTAATCAATCTTGATGCGTCAGATATAGAAAGAAGTCAGTTTTTTGGCTTCGAGTTCTCTCCGTCACCTATGACCATTTTCGTGCAATCAATCATAAATGAACTTGATATGGCGGCATATTGTAAAGTATTGAATGATACACACATACAACTAAGAATAAGAACATCAGTATGGAACATTCCGGCTACGACGGTTTTATCTGCCCTCTGTGATTACGGTGTTGATGTTATCTCCGGTGACATGGACACTATATTCGATACTAGTGAAAATGGTCTTTACATCTATAGAATTGCTCTGTGTACAAGGAAGTTTATTCACTCACTAAATAAATACTCCTCCGTACTAGACACTTATGGCAAACTTCAAAAGATTGATGTCAGAGGCGACGATTTTTAATCAATCAATCAATCATCAGAATAATAATAACGACAGTCACTTGATTGTCGTTTTTTTTGTTTTGTTCTATGTTCTGAAATATAGAATCGCTTCAAATTTGAAAAATAGTCGGCATTGTTTTTGACGCCGATGTTGTTTATAGCAAACAAATAGATGTCGGCATAAATTTGGCGATATTATTTGATTGATGATGATTTATTCAATGATTTTAGGCACTACTGTACATCTACAATTGATGTCTTCACTAGCTATACCAAAGTTGCCGGGCGAACTTGCTTTATGTCCCCCGAAGACGGGGTCAAGAACGAAGTCCTCATTCAATCCCACCACTGCACCGTCAAGATCAAAGTGACTGGCTCTTGTTTTACTGTCTCTTGCGGACAACCATTCTTTTTGTATTTGTATGCCTTCATTCGACAACTCCCTCCATGAGTCCACACTTGCTTCGTTACTCAGTCTTGTTGCCTCTGTTCTCGCTATTCTTTTTGATCTACTTTTCGTGAATATTCCGCTGGTGTCATCATCAAGTAACTCTTTTGCGATTATTGATACTGATTTGCCCTCCTGTAGACCTCTTTCTACAATAGAGCGTATCGCTTGTGCCGTTGATGACGTAATATTTTCAACCGCTTCGTTCCAAACATCTTCTGCCAGTTGTGGGTTTGAATATTCTAGTCCGGTAGGCACGGGACGGTTGGCCTGACCGAAGATTCTTCTATATTCAGCATTGCCTACCTGTGCCCAATATCTATTCCATACGCTTTTCATTTTGTTGTTTAACTCAAGTTGCTCTGTCACACTCGCCAACAATGTATCAACATCTACAACATATGCCTTGCTGTCATAGTTCTTTACTTCTGCCGATTCAATCCTCCTTGAATAGCGATTTTTGGCCTCTTGTAAGTATTCACTGAACTTGATAAGAAACTCTTTTTCAACCGTTCTGTGCCTTGTTTTGACCCACACTTGCCACATATTTTTTCTCTTGTTCTCTTGTTTTTTTTGTTCATCAATCTTTTTCTTTAGTTGATTAATTACGCTTTTCATCTTGCGTTCGCCCAAGTCCCCGACAGCAAGCCACTTTATTTGTGCAACAATACCACCGACGCTGCCGATAGTTGCTGATGTATCTGAATCATTGAATTGTGAACCGTCCCCTCTGTGTCGGGCATTCCAAGCCTCTCTAAGTCTTATTGCCCTCTCTTCGGTACCATTCACGGGTTTTTTTGAACTTCTTTTGGCTATGGGAAGAAGTTTTCGGTACTGTTCATTACCACGAATGTTTCCTCCAGCTCGCCATATTTTCGGGTAGTCTCTTTTGAGTTTTTCGGCATACTCAACATCAAACACTTGCCATTGACTGTTTCGTAGACTTACTTCTTTATTGTCCCCACGTGCAGGGAAGTTCGTTATCTCATCATCTTGCTTTGTTACTTTTTTTTTTGAATCTAAACTAAGGTACGTGTCCAACAATGGCGGTGCTGACATATCTATTCGTTTGAAATGTTTTTCAATAACCCTATATGCATTACGTCGTTCTTCGTCTGTGATGGGCAATCTACCATATCGTCCGTTCAAAGAATCAACCGCTCTCGCCAATAAGTCTTTGAACACTACAATTCGTCCGGTGTCTGGAGAGGAATCTTGTGGGTTACTTTCGTCATATCTTCTACCGATACGTATCAAATACCCACTCTTTAGTTGATTCTGATTTTCATCATAGAGTAAATGTGCGTCTCTATAATCGCCCCATTGTGGTGGTGTTCTCAATATTGAATCAAGTATTGTTTCCTCTGATTCGTCATTCGGGTTCGATGGAATACTAAGTACTTCGATATCCCCCTCGTCAGGAGCAACAAAAGACTTGTGTACTTTTTTTTCTTCATTACTCATCGGATGATCTGTCGGCAGAAGGTCGGTATCATGCTTGCCACTTCTGAATCTACCGTTACGGAGGGCATACAAAAAAGAG